AAACAGGGTATCGAAGTCAGAACGTTAGACTGGGCACCTAGCTATAGAAACAAGTTCTTTGCTCTCTTCGGTAGGCACCTAGCCTCTCGCATCTCTCCTGATCTTAACACACTCGCCAATTTCCGCAACTTCGCAGACATCGAGATGAACATCCTCTTGGAAAAAATCAGATGCAGACGTATAGCCACCCTGGTGCCCTATGCTGATTTCGTAGAAGCCCAAACGTCTTGGTCGAGACAAAAGAAGGACATGTACCTCAAGAAAGGCAAAGAAATGCTCGAAGATGGCAGCATCACAGGCACACCCTCATTCAACCTAGAAGTCAAGCAAGGAGAGGAGCTGTTTACCACTATGCCAGTCATAATCGGAGGCGTCGTGTATAACGTACCTGAGAGACCAAGAGCTATCATGTCACCGAGCTACCACTACCGCTGCCCTTTGACATGGCTGCAAGTCCAAATTCTCGAAGACCTCAAAGAACTCTTGCCAGGCTTCATATGGTCTTTTAAGAAAGGCGAGTTTGAAAACTTTGTCATGACCAAAGTCAGAGATGCCGGACTATCATGCTCCCTGAATTACGACGGTTCAGCCCACGATTCCAACCAGCACATGGCCCTCATAGAGCTTATCGACAACAAGCTCATTAAAGCCTATGAAACCAGATGGGAAACCCAGTTGTCAGAGCACACAGTCCACTCGAAAAGAATCGCCGCCACAGCCATCAAGCTAGCAACCTCAAGTAGGTCTACTGTAAATCTTAGAGGCAAGAAAGGAGAGGTCCTAGCCAAAGCTGTAATTAGAGGAACCACATTTTCAGGCCATCCCACGAGAACCACGCTCGGCAACACCTTGAGAGTATACTTCTACAACAAGTATTATGCCCACATCGCTGGTATTCATGAGAATGACTTCATGCAAGCTGTGCACGGCGACGATAGTGTCATGTGGACAAGGCCTGAGCACATTGAGAATCTCCGAAATGCCATATGGAACAACACCAGCCGGAACTCTCTAATCCCAGAGCAAGTAGGCCTAGGTCAATGTGTGAAAGAGATCACTACCTCAGCCTGGTGGGATTTCACGTTCTGCTCTAAACACGGCTGGGCAACAGAAACAAGCTTCGGACTAGTCAAGTTGCCTTTCGAAACGCTGCTGAAATCTAGATGGTACCGAGGCACCAACGCCTCCCTCACCTCCTCACCAGCAGAACATCGAGCCCTAGTCGCAGCCTGTCAAGAAAACGAACTTCCTGAAGAGTTTAAGCACCACCTCGAC